ATGAGCTTTAGAGAAATTGCAGAATTACGGGAAATGCTGTCCCTGCCTCCACATGCCTCCTATGAAGATATTAAAGCGGCTTACCGCAGGGCCGCTCTGATGTTTCATCCTGACAAGGGAGGTGATGAAGAGAAAATGAAAAGGCTGAACTATTTGATGGAACGGGCAAGAGAATATAAGCCAGAGGAGGATCTTTTCTGTGATGAGGAGCTCAGCTCATCAGAGGAGGAGGATGTGCCGGGGCCGTCCACTAATGCTACAGCTGAGGATTCAGGGTATGCAAGCTTCACAAGCCGTGTAAGTGAATTGGAATTCCTGCATGCCAGGGCAAAATTAGAAAACCTCAAATCTTCACTTGGAAGATTTTTCTGCAAGGTTGATGCTGGCCGGAAGCAGTGCCTAATGCCTGAGTACCTTGCTCTAAAGAGGGCTTTCTGTGAGATGCCCTGGAACCTGTTTGATATTGACCCTGACAAACTCTAATTATAGGGGTATACATCTACGGATGCTGGGGGACAACCTGGATCACCACCACACACACAGGAGGGCCAGGGCAAGACCTTCAGCACCCCACCCAAGGGACCCCGTGACATCCCTCTTCCAGATGCTGTGGAGAGCTGCCTGCTTGCTAAGAAGTCTATACAGAGCTGTCCGGAGGTCCATCTCCTTATAACCAGCAACTCCAAGCTGCAAGAGCTTCAGCCATTGATCCTGCAACATTTCAGTACTAAAGGCTATGTAACGGCCCAGTGGGCCGGAGGGTATGCTTTTATGTTAATCATACTTGCTAACTCTACCCGGGTGTCTACATTAATTAACTTCTGTTGTAAACACTGTACTGTTTCTCCTTATGTTGTAAGAGGTGTAAAGAAACATTGCCTCCAGAAACTCCTTGATGTCTTTAATGTTTCACCAGAGATTGAAATTACTGTGAGTCAGCTGAGTGCTGACAGTTGTTCAGACAGGCAATTTAACTATGCTCTACTGAATGATTTTGCTTGCAAACACAAACATACAGATGCTTTATTGTTGCTTGCAATTTACAAAAGACTGTCAGTACCCCAAGAGGAATGTGCTGACTGTCAAAGCCAAAAGGAAAATCTTTGTTTTGGGCAACTTAAAAGGAAATGGTATGGGGGCCATCTGGATGACCATGGGATACATCATAACAATGCTAAATTGTTTTTGCAGCTGAAAGACCAGAAACGGGTCTGCCAGGGGGCAGTGGATTGTGTCCTTGCAGAGAAGAGGTTCAAGAGCCAGACTATGAGTAGGAATGAACAGTTCCAGGAACGGGTTCTGGTACTAATGGAATCTATAAAAGAAATTTTAGAAAACAAACGGGCTACAGATGAATTTTGCTGTGCTATTGCTCTGCTCCATATGCTTGTAAAGGATCCAGAGCAAATAGCAAGCATCCTGGAAACATTAATTAAAAATCCTCCAAAGAGGAGATACTTTGTATTCAGGGGACCGGTTAACACTGGAAAAACTACTGTTGCAGCAGCTATTTTAAACCTGCTGACAGGGGCAACACTTAACATAAATGGTAGCCCTGACAGGCTGCAATTTGAACTTGGTTGTGCAATTGACCAAATGATGGTGCTGTTTGAGGATGTAAAAGGGCAGCCTGAGGATGAGTATATTAACCAGCTGCCTAAGGGCCTGGGAATGATTAACCTTGACAATCTCAGGGACTATTTAGAGGGGGCAGTGCCAGTAAATCTGGAAAGAAAACACCAGAACAAGGTTTCTCAAATTTTTCCACCCGGGATAATAACAATGAATCACTATAAAATCCCGGTCACTGTGAAGGTCAGATGCAGGGAAATAATAGACTTTCACAGAGACCCTGTGTATTCCAGGGGGCTCAAGGCCAACCGGGAGGTTGTAGACAACCGTTGGCTTACCAAAGCAGAAACATTGCTGGCAATGCTGTTTCTGACCACTCCTAAGAGTTTCAGGGATGAGATCACTGGCAAATGTGCTAATGTCCTGGATATTCTAAAAATTGAGTTTGACAGCAGGATATTAAACTACATGTTCAGAATACATAATGGTGAATCATGCTTTTATGAGCCAGAAAATACAGGAGACATATAACAGTGTGGGTGGAAGGCAAATTTTATTATGCAGCGCGCGCAGTTAATCAGCTTACAAAAATGCTCTGTAATGCCAAGAATAAAATATTAACATAATATTTGCATTGTACTTGCATTTATTTATACAGTTAGTTGCTAGGCATGTGAGTATGCTGCTCCCCAAACCTGTCAACAAAACGGCTTATGTCTGGATCACCAGGGAGGGGTTCCACTCCCTCATAAACCCGTACTTCCTCAACCTGAGAGTTATCCCCCACCATAGGCTGGCCCTGCATTTTTGGGATAATGCTTGTAAACAAAGAAGTCAGCAGGGAGCTCACTGGGTAAGGGTTTCTAACTAGCCTTTTCCTAAGGGAAACAGAAAAATACCGTGGAAGTCCCCTAAAATGCTGTTTCTGTGAGTATTGTTCAGAATAGAACCCACAAATGTCAACACAGGATAAATATAAGCCATCTCCCTTACAGAGAGGGCCAACCCCATTCTCATCCAGCAACACTGTGGTTACAGTGTTTGTGAATGGAAGCACGGGTGGGGTTTGTTGACCTCCAGTGTATGTTCCAAAATATCTTGTGTTTTCATTCCGGGATGGGTCTGGGCACCAGCATTCCACGGGATAAGCACCATCTTTATCAAGCCGGGCTTTTAGCCCCGGGTCAAGTACCTGAGCTTTAGCATCCTTCAGAGGTGGTGCAACCACACCACTTGGGTAAGTTGTGCTCCAGTTTTGTACACAACCCTGCAATTCCAAGGGTTCCCCACCCACTGCAAACATATGGCAATTTAAACCCTCAATTGGTCTTCCCACCCCATAACCCCCGTTCATCCGGATGCTTGCAGAGTGTACATTACACATTGTGGTCACTCCAACAACCTCTGTTTTGACAGAGACTGCCTCCCACATGAGTATTTCAGGGGTAGTCATGTCCTCATTAAGCATTGGTAATCCTATCCTTGCACAACTGTAGCAGGGCAATTCTGCCTTGGGGGGGACATCCGGGTTCAGGCTTGTTGCAACAGTCACTGCCTGGCTAAAGCCATTATCAGTGCCCATCCGGGGGTTCAGATAGGCTTCAATTGTAGTAGTACTGTCAGGCCCGGTCCTGACCCCTAGGACCTCTATACCTCCTTTTACCAGAAGTCTGGGGACTGGCACGGGTCCGTTTCTTGGTCTTTTTACCTTGGGAGCCATCTTCTTTTTCCAGCAGAGCCACCTCAGCCTTCCACCCAGGGTACACAGTGCCGTAGAGGCCTAGAATTAGAGGCAGCATCCAGTCAGGGGCTGCCCGTTGGTTTGCTCCTCCCGGAACGGGCTGTTGGTAAACAGTTTCCCCTGAATCTGGCTGCTGCCTCGGTTGCCCGTTCCCTCCAGTTTCTGTGGTTTTTTGTTCCCAGGGAAGCCCTCTGTGTAATGAATGTGGTTTCCAAGGGGGTAATTCCCCATAATACTCTATTAAGCCTCTATAAGCCTCTCCTGGCCCTTCTACAACAGTCCATCTGGCCCGCTCTGCAGTTCTGGCAATAAGATCATACACATATTGTGCTGAAGTCTGGGCTGCAGCACTAGTGGCTTCTCCAAGCCTTCTTCTGCCTTCTGTTATAAGGAGGTCCCAGAAGGCTTGCCCAACCCTCTGAAAGAGGGTTGGCCCCCATTCTAAGGGATTTATCCAATAGAATTGATTCACAAATGTCTCAAATCCTGGGAACAAATAGTCAACATAAGGCCTCCACTCTACAATGGCCATCCCGTGGTGGTGATGGTTCTTCTCTTTTGAAAGTAGGTATCCTGCAGAGGCAAGGCCTGTGACCCCCGAGGCAGCCTGGCCTGCAATAGAAATGGCAACAGCCTGTTCTAAGGCAGCCGGGGCAGAGGCAAATAAGCTTGCAGTTTCAGCAGAGATTCCTAGGCTAGCAAGAGCCTCGGCCTCAGACAGACCCTCTAATGCTATTACAGCAGATAGTTCAGCTTCAATAGCTGCTGCTGCTTCACCAGCAAGCACAGCCTCTATAGTAAACCCGGTAGCTGCAGCAGCCTCCCCAATTGCAGCAAAGAGGCTTACAATTGCTCCCATACCTATTTAGAGACGGGTGCTGTGGTAGGGTTGTTTATCCAGGTGGTGTTTCCGGGGCACTTTTGGGGGTGAGCCGGTGCGGAGCCTGAAGGAGTGGTCTCTCCCATCAAAGTTAGCCTGTGGAGAATCATTCACATCATCCTATACACAGGGTCAATCTGAGTTCAGAAACTCATTACACCCGGAACAAATATTACAACATACTTTCAGGCTGAACGTGCAAGTGCAAGATCCTTCATAGTAGGGGCTAGTGTCCATATCATCATCTGAAGCATGCGGGCTGTCAGGGGGGCTGAGGTCAGTAGAGGAAGACCCGGTACTAGGTTGTGTTAGAGGTTCTTTGGGGCTTACACCATCTCTCTCAGGGCTAGGCGTGCTCTCCGGAGGATCCTCCGTAACCTCTGCAGCCGTAGAAGATGTCCCAGCAGGGCCAGCAGTGGCATGGGGTGCGGCCGCTCCGTCCGGGCCTGCTTTCTCTGGAACCGGGGGGACACCGGAGGCCTCCTCTGGAGCCGGGGAGGCCGGTACGGGGGCCGGAATGTCTCCCACGGAGCCCCCTGCTGCAGAAGGAGGCCCTTCTGAGTCCTGGGAAGCATGCAAGTGTTAGGTTCTACAAGTTTAACAGGCATTCATGCAGCAAAAAAACCGTTAGACTTACCTCCGTCCGTGGGGCGGCCGCGGCCGAGGCTGCTCTAGGCCCCTCTGAATCCATTGGCTTCCGGGTTGCCTCAGACATCCCGGCTGTCCTTTGTTTAAGTTCAGAGGTTGTTAGGGATTACCTTCCGCCCGCACGTCTCTCCTTATACAGCCCGCGCGCGGTTTATTTTAAACAGGCCAATCACGGTAAGTCACTCATTTCCTGGCCCCGAGCCCAGTTTAAATGTTCCAATGGCAGCTCATTACCATATATGGATAGTCCAAATAAGGGCAATGGAATGCTGACAGAGGCACCTTCCTCTTTTTTCTGTGCTTGCTCTGGCAGGAGTTGTAGCGGAATATTAGAAAAATCCCTGCCCTACTAAAAAATTTCCCTCTCTAACCACAATTTTCTTATCTGTGAGTCAGGGAATTAACCTCAATCATC